TAAAGCTATGACCTACTTAAAAGACTCCACTAATTCAGGTTTACCTTACTTTACTAAGAAAGGGAAAGTTAAACATAAATTAATGCTTGATTTTGAAAACATCCCTGATAATTTACCATGTATACTCTTTACTAGAACTCAAGAGAGTGATAAAACTAGGAATGTTTGGGGATATCCCATGAAATTAACACTTTTAGAGACTCAATTTTATCAACCTCTTTTGGACTATCAAAGACGTCACGCTTATTGGAGAGGCGCTATTCTATCACCGGAGGAGACTGATAGAAGAATTTCCAGAATTATAAATCTTTCTAAAAGGAATAAAGGTAAATACACAATTATCTCTATTGACTTTAGTAGATTTGACGCATCTGTCCAGCCTTTTATGATAAATTTAGCTTTTGACTATATTAAGGGTTTATTCCAAACGGAATTTTCACCTGGTCTAGAAATGCTAAAGAATTTATTTATGACTGTTCCTCTTCTTACACCTTCTGGTATATTTAGAGGCGCTCATGGTGTACCATCTGGCTCTACTTTTACTAACGAGGTAGATTCATTAGTTCAGTATCTTATAGCTATGGGAACAAAATTAGTTCTCGAGAGTCATTTTCAGATCCAAGGAGATGATGGTGTTTATCTAGTTCTTAATGAGAATGTAGATAAGTTTGTAAGTGCTTTTAGAGCCCAAGGACTAAATGTCAATGAGTCTAAATCTCACTTTAGCGAAGATTATGCGATATTTTGTCAGAATCTTCATCACCCTGACTATTCAGATGGAAAAGGCTTATATTATGGTGTATACTCTACTTACAGAGCTCTAAATAGATTAGTACATCAGGAACGATGGGTAAATTTTAAAGCTTATGGGATTACGGGTTTAGATTACTATTCCTTAAGAGCAATTTCAATATTAGAAAATTGTAAGCACCACCCTTTGTTCGAAAAGCTTGTACGTTACGTACTTAAGCTTGATAGATCTAAGCTTAGCTACAATCCTGAAAGCCTTGGTAAGTATTGTCAATTACTTAAAGAAGGTAAGGGTTCAGGATGGATCCATGGTAATCAGTATGGCGATGATCCTAAAGGCATCAGCCATTTTGCCACAGTTAAGTTAATTAAACGTATCTTAGCTGAGGATGAGCTTCAGACCCAGGAGTAAAGGAAGCATTCGGG